CCCAATGGAGACGACCCGATGATACCCCTGTGGATGATGGCAGAACTCTTGCCGAGAGTGTGGCTGACAAACCTGCAGGACCTGCTGTGGATGTCGAACCCGTGGTTGAGGTGGTGGGACAGTCTCCGGCCCCTGAAGTAGAATATCGCATCATCGGTGATGCCGATGATGAACCTCCGGAATCAACTACTGCAGCCAAGAATGAGGACGCAGATGATGAGGATACCGATGAAAATGCAGCCATAAAGCGAGCCAAGACCCTGTGGAAAGAGCAGCATCCGGGCGAGACCTTGAAAGAACAGCGCCGCCGCCTCCGGTCGGGGGAGATCGATCAGCTGCCTTGGATGACCATGCTGGATGAAGCCAATCTACCCATGAGCACATTTGGCGCCAAGTGGCCCTTGGCTGCAGTCAAGGGCGATCAGTTCATCAAGACCGATCGCCTGCCCACAGAAGTCTACAAGTACAACGGCGAGGAGTGGATCCTGCTTGACAAAAACATGAGCGATGTATATGCTTACAACGATAACTACATCGACTTCTTGATAGAAAAAATAAGCCAAGGTGAATATGATCCCGAACTGCTCAATGATGCTGAACGCGCCCAGATTGAAACGCGCCTACGGAAAGGCATCGCGTGACGGCCGATAACCGACCCGACCATTGCAGTTTCTGCGGTAAACCCAAGGACCTAGTTAAAAAGCTCATAGTGAGCGATACTGTGGCCATCTGCGATGTGTGCGTGAATCTATGCGAAGATATCTTGATAGATCGCCCGGTAGCAGCAGAGTTTGCTGCTGACAAGCTGGATCCCGTGGCCATCAAGGCCTTCCTGGACCAATACGTGATCGGACAGGACCGCGCCAAGATAACCCTCAGCGTGGCCATAGTCAACCACTACAAGCGCCTGCAGCGCACGGCTGACGATCCTGAGATCACCAAGGCCAACATCCTAGTGCTGGGACCCACGGGCTCGGGCAAGACCCTGCTGGCACGCACAGTGGCACGCTATCTAGACGTGCCGTTCGTGATAGCGGACGCCACTTCAATCACCGAAGCGGGCTATGTTGGTGATGATGTTGAAAGTCTGATATCACGGCTGTATGCCTGCTCGGGCCAGGATGTGGCTCGCACCCAGCGTGGCATCATATTCGTGGATGAGATCGACAAGATCGCACGCAAGAGTGAATCTGTTTCGATCACCCGTGACGTATCAGGCGAAGGCGTGCAGCAGGCCCTGCTCAAGATGGTGGAAGGTACCATCGTGAGGATACCTGCAGGCGGTGGTAGGAAACACCCAGCTGGCGACATGATCGAGATCGATACCGCCAACATCCTGTTCATAGCAGGGGGTGCGTTCGTGGGCCTGGGCCAGATCCTATCCAATAGGATGTATGGCTCAGCCATTGGTTTTAGCAGCGCAGTTAGATCTAAAGAAGAAGTGGATCTCACGGATGTCATGCCCGACGATCTCGTGCGCTTTGGCATGATACCAGAATTCGTGGGCAGATTTCCCAACGTGGTCAATCTCGATGATCTCACCCAGGCAGATCTACGCAGGATCCTGACCGAAGTCAAACACAACTGGGTAGAGCAGTATCGCTGGTTGTTCGCGCAAGATGAAGTCGAACTTGAATTCACAGACGATGGCCTGGATGCCATCGTGGCCCGGGCACATGGCAACAAGACCGGGGCCCGCAGCCTGCAGGGCGTGATGGAGACAGCTCTCATGCCCCACATGTTCCACTTGCGTGAATACCGTTCGCAAGGCCGCATAGAACTTCGTATCGATAGTGATCTGGTAAATAACCCAAGAAAACTAGGCACATGAAACTATACGGTAGAACGGTCTTGGTGCAGGACGGCAATGTGGAACGAGCCCTGCGCAAGTTCAAGAAAAAGATCCAGAATTCTGGCGTGCTGCTGGAGCTGCGCGAGCGCGAGACCTATCAGAAACCAACCGCCCGCCGCAAGGTCAAAAAGGGCGCGGCCAAGAGCCGCTGGCGCAAGTATCTCCGCAGCCAGCAGCTACCACCCAAGCAGTATTGACACAAACCGATTTTTCCTGTATAAATATGATTGTAGGTGCCGATGGTCGGGCCTACGTTAGTCAACTTGCTTAACAAAGGAGAAGACAATCATGACTAAAATCACATCGTTTGACCTCACCCCCTTCTACCGCAACACGGTAGGCATCGACAGCCTGTTCGACCGTATCACCCGCAACATCGACATGGCCACCAACTCGGGCAACTATCCCCCATACGACATAGTCAAAACCGGGGATGAGACCTATGAGATCCGCATCGCGGCCGCTGGCTTCCGCCAGAACGAGATCGACGTGGAAGTGAAAGATGGCCAGCTGGTGGTGCACGGCAGCCACAACGCCGAACTGCGCGAGGACGTGGAGTACCTGCATCATGGCATCTCCAACCGTTCGTTCATCCGCACGTTCAGCCTGAGCGACTATGTGGAAGTGCAGGCAGCTGTGATGAAAGATGGCGTGTTGACCATCCGTCTCGAGCGCGAGATCCCCGAGGCCATGAAGCCCAAGAAGATCGCTATCGACTATCAATCATAAACCGTAGTAAATAGCATGGGGTTCCGGCCCCATGCCCAGAGGACAGACATGGCAATAGAAGCAGACCCGCATGTAAAGACCACGACCAGGCCCCAGATCGAGATCACCGAACCGCCCATGTTCCGCGTGATCTATATCAATGACAACACTACCGCCATGGAGTTCGTGATCGACAGCCTGATGGAGCACTTCCATTACACTGCGGAGGCTGCCGAGCAGATAACCATCGCCATACATGAAGCGGGATCGGCCATCGTGGCAGTGCTGCCATACGAGATAGCCGAACAGAAGGGCATAGAGATTACAGTGAGTGCAAGGACGGCTGGCTATCCCTTACAAATCAAGCTCGAGCCAGATCAATGAACATCGTAGTAGGCGAAGAAAACGCACAGCCCTTGCGGGAAAGATACACCGTGCTGTCTCTAGACACTTTCCGAGTGGAGGGACGTGATCAGTTGATCAAATCGTTCTGTGTGGTAGAAACCATGCCTATCCAGGAAATCAAGCAGCTGGATCAATGGCGCGATCTGCATGAAAATCTCATGATCAATTATGGACGCCAAAACTGGAATTACTGTGAGCAGGCTCTGGAGCATCTGCAAGGCAAATGGAACAGAGAGCTGGACTCGTTCTACACGGATCTGGCCGCTAGGGTACAGTCCCGCAAACCGCACGGTGTAGATCCTGCATGGACTCCGGTCATCGACCGTAAATAACAGTCCAACCCACACTGTCCCTCATGCAATCAATAGGTTTCATTGGCCTGGGCAAGCTAGGCCTAGACTGCGCCGAAGTGTTCGCCGAGCACTACCACGTGCGCGGCTACGACACAGCCGAGCGAGCCAGCCCCACGGTAGAAATAACCAGCTTACCAGCAGTGATCGATCGGAGCGATTGGCTGTTCGTGGCGGTACCTACGCCACACGCAGAAGGATACGACGGCAGCACTCCCAGCAGCCATATGGAGCCGCGTGATTTTTCTCACGAAGCGGTCGTACAGGTTTTGGGCGAGATCAACCGGCTGGCCGCGGGCCCAAAAAAGATCGTGCTGATATCCACGGTCTTGCCCGGGACCACCCGCGAAAATTTCGCCAATCTATTAGATACCCAGCACGATTTCCTTTACAATCCCTATCTCATAGCCATGGGCTCGGTCAAGTGGGACATGGTCAATCCTGAGATGGTGATCATTGGCACCCGAGATGGAGATCGCACGGCACTAGCGCAAGAGCTGATCGATCTCTATCGGCCAGTCATGGCCAATGATCCGCGTTATGTAGTGGGCACCTGGGAAGAAGCCGAATCGATCAAGATATTCTACAACACATTCATCTCGGCCAAGGTAGGCCTGGCCAACATGATACAGGATTTCGCACAGCGCATAGGCAACATCAACGTGGATGTGGTCACGGATGCCCTGGCCGGATCGACCATGCGTATCATGGGACCCAAATACATGACCGCGGGCATGGGTGATGCTGGCGCTTGCCATCCGCGAGACAACATCGCTCTACGCTGGTTGGCAGAGAAATACCACATTGGTTATGATCTGTTTGACACCATCATGCTGGCACGCGAGCAGCAGGCCCGCAATCTCGCCAACTTCCTTTGCGACCTCGCGGTAGATCGCTGCTGCCCTGTCGTCATCCACGGCAAGGCTTACAAGCCAGACGTGCCCTACTGCATAGGCAGCTATTCCACGCTGATCGGACACTACATCCATGAGAGGCAGTTTGATTTCTGCTATGTGGATCCCATGGCAGATGATGCAACAGATGTGGTCGACCACATACCCAATCGTGCCATCGTGCTGATGGCGCACAATCGACAGATAACCTATGGATACACCGGCCAACAGGCCCAGGATCCCACCTACTGTGCGATTCCTCCTGGCTCGGTCATAGTGGATCCCTGGCGCCGCTGGCCCCGTGATCAAAATCTGGAGGTGATCTACTACGGCGACACTCGATCGCTATGATGATCCACAGCTGGAACGAGTGGGATCCTGTGCGCGAGATCATCGTGGGCGAGGCCACTGGTGCCAGATGGCCCACCGAAGATCCTGTTTTTGCTCTGGAGCATACCCGTACCACCTGGCGGGACACACCGGTACCGGCAGGTGCAGTGCCCCAGTGGATCGTGGACGAAACCAATGAAGATCTCACGGGCCTGGTCCGCATACTAGAGACTGCTGGAGCTCGCGTGCATCGCCCTGCGCCCATGGATTTTCAGCGTTATGGAGGCATGTACAACTACTGCCCGCGAGATCGGCTGTTGATAGCAGGTGATATCATCGTGGACACTGCCATGATGTACCCCACTCGAGATGCCGAAATGTTCGCGCTGGAAAAGATCTGGGAAATCAATCCCCATCGCGTGATGCTGACCATGCCACGAGATCAGGGAATGGTATGCGATGCTGCCAACATCTGCCGGCTAGACGACACATGGCTATTCCTTGAAAGCGCCAGTGGCAGTGTATCCGCTGCTGCGTGGCTGCAGGAGCAATTTCCCGCTATCGACATAGAAGTGGTCAACTTCTATTCGGGCGTGCACATCGATAGCACCATCTGCCCCTTGCGTGAAGGCTTGGTCTTGCTGAACGCCAGCCGCGTGACACCAGACAATTGTCCTGAAGCCTTGCGAGCATGGGACAAGATCTGGGTGGAGGATATGGTTCCACAAGGCTTCTATTCCTATCCCTACGCATCTAAATGGATCGGTATGAACACCTTGAGCATTGATCCTCAAACCGTAATAGTCGATGCCGATCAAATCGAGCTAATTAACAAGATAGAGCACCATGGAATCACTGTAGTCCCCCATCGCTTGCGGCACAGCCGCACCTTGGGCGGCGGGTTCCATTGCGTGACATTAGATACCTGGAGACAGCATGATTGATCCCAGCACGCTGGCCACTAGCATACAGAGCCAGATAGCTACCACAGTGGATGAACACATACGCCAGTATGTGGGCAATATCATCCAAGAACTCAGCCTGGATTCCGCCTGGATTGGCAAGATCGAACACCAAATCAATGACACGATATCTAGGAAGTTCAGCCACAAGCTCAATCTAGTTGACATCAATTCTTTGATAGCGCAATCTATGGATGCTGCGATCGATCGCTATCACGCGCGTCAACCTAAAAAACAATCTGGCGTAGAAGATACGGCTACGCAGATCCAGATGACAGTGGACGATCACGGCCTCACTGTGCAAAATGACCTCCGAACACCGATATTGACTGTAGATCGGGATGCCAGTGTCGGCGGCACATTAAGTGTGCAGAACATCGCAGTGCGTGGCACGATCAATACTGACAACAAAGCCTGGCAACGACTGGTGACAGAGCTATCCGACATCACTCTTAACAAGCTCAACCAAGAATGGCGAGCACAACTGGTCACCGAAGTAAAACAACAAATCACCGACAGTGGGATCGATTTCGACCAGGTAAACGTAGCAGGGTCTGCTCTCATTAAAGATGGACACCTTAACGACAACATTACCACCAGTAATCTTCGATCAGTGGGCGTGCTAGATCAATTGTGTGTGAAAGGTAATGTGGACATGTTGGACAGCCTATCTGTCCGCAACCGACGCATAGGCATCAACACGCAACATCCAGATATGGCTCTTAGTGTCTGGGACGAAGAAGTGTCTCTGGCATTCGGCAAACACAAACAACAGACGGCCTATCTCGGCACCTTAAAACCGCAGGCCATGGTCATAGGTATCAATCGCCAGCCGGCCATAGACATCACCGACCAGGGTCGCGTGACCATCAACTATCTCACCGTGGGCCGACATCGCGTGTGCCATGAAGCAGAAATACCCAACTACAGTGGCACCAAAGGCGACATAGTGTTCAACTCCAATCCCCGGGGCGATGGCGTCTGGGGCTGGCAATGCTTGGGCGCATTCAAATGGACCCCGCTTAGGAGCGCGTGATGCGCGTGAACTGGGCAGTGGCCACAGGCTACCAGCTTGATCCCACCGTCAACATCGATCTCATAAAAGGCATCGGCCCACTCTGGGGCTCTTGGCAGACCTGGCGCGGCTGTGGCACCGACAACGTGATCTGCCATTCGGCTGCCAAGGCTCGAGAACTGCTGGATCGAGCTTTCCAAGCTGTGTGCAATTTTTATGTGCCACGATCCGAATACGAATTCCTCAAACGACCAGTGGGCGTGAAACTGTATGAAGGCGTCTATCAAGAACAGGTGGATGACATCGAAGACGTCATCGCCATGCATCTGTGCGGCAGCGCATCCGATATCGTGCTACTGTTAGGTTATGATCTTGCACCCATGCCAGATGATCTCGCCAAACTGGACCAACATCGCATGGTCAACCGTCACGGTCTCATGCGCAGCGCCATAGCCAACGCCTCCCAAACCCAATGGGTCGCGATAGATCACATGAAAGAACTCGACAAAGCCTACCAAAATCTGCCCAATCTCACTTGCGATACGATGTCAAGTGTGCTACAATTGCTAACATGACTCCACGTGTAGGCTTCTGTTGCAAATGGTTATCTGACCCCAGCGAGTGTGCTGGCATGAAAGTCAACGCGGCCAATCGTGAGCTGAACGGCCGATCCACCACCATGCGCTGGCTGCGAGAGCATCCCGAAGAGGCCGAGCAGCGCCAGTGGGACATCATGAACCATAACGCCGCCGCTGCTGTGCGCATGATCGAGAGGGTGGGCGGCCTTGGACCTGGCTTGAGGATGGTGCGTCTGGGCAGCGAGATGCTGCAGGGCTATACCGAACCCTCGTGGAAGGCCTGGTGGCAGCAGAGCGATGTGCAGCGGCATCTGGAGCGAATATTTGCGCCCATCGGCGAGACTGCGCGCCGCCTGGATGTGCGCTTGGACTTCCATCCCGGACAGTTCTGCGTGCTGGCTTCTGAGTCGGACGAGATCGTGGAGCGGTCGATCGAAGAGTTTGAATACCATGCGGACATGGCGCGCTGGATGGGCTACGGCACGAGCTGGCATGACCATGGCTTTGGCATCAATGTGCACCTGTCGGGCCGTGGTGGCCCGGCGAAATTCCTTAGGACGCTAAGTAAGCTGTCTCCCGAGGCTAAGAACCTCATAACAATCGAAAATGACGAGTTGACCAATGGGTTGGATTTTACTCTTGCTGTGGCTGATCACGTGGCTCTTGTGCTGGACATTCATCACCACTGGGTCAACACTGGCGAATATATTCAACCCCAGGACGATCGTGCGCAGCGGGTTATTGAGTCTTGGCGTGGTGTGCGTGCTCTTTGCCATTATAGTGTTAGCCGCGAAGATATTCTTGTGGATCATCCTACCGGAGATCGGCCAGATCTTGCACTTCTACTTGGACGCGGCCATCGAAAGCAGCACCTCCGC